GTGTTGTACTCCTGCATTGGAATCACACTCTCTGCAATGCTCATACCATAGAAGTTGCCAGGCAAGGGTTTGGGACACATATTGGCCACTGGGATAAATTCCACTTCTCTGGCTGAAATAATATATGTGCCAGAGTAAATTAACTCGATCAACTCCAATTCGCCATCACCATCAATGTCATACTTGTTCCATACTGTAACAATCGAAACCTGGCGACTGTCTGGATCTGCTGACGCGGCTGAATCAACTGGAATACCCATGACAGGTACTGAGTCTCTTGCGTGAATGGCCAGGTTGTTTAGTACTGAACCTGCTTGATACGCACCATTCATGTTGTATTCAGCGTGAACACGAAACTCTTCCAGGTTCAGTCCTGGATACAGTTCCGAGGCTTCTTGAATGGTCATTGGATCATAGTAGCCACAGAAAGGTTGATCACGCATTTCAGCCACAGTGGGATCACAGATCCAGTAGTGCTGTGCAATGGGGTTGAACTTCACACGCAGGTTATAGCCTGTGAGTTTGTATTTGGCAGTGTAGATGGTGTTGCGGTTGATGGCTTCGTTGAGAATGTCTTGTTGACCTTCCACATTGCCTGCTTGCATCTCCTGCATTGAGGTCATCAAGTCTTCTGGGCTCTGTTCTTCGCCTAGGCTTTCAATGGTCTGATCAACCATGCCCTGAATGTGTTCTTGTTGGTGATCGCCCAGCAACTGTTGCACTTCGGCCATTACCTTTTCCAAGTCTACATTGGTGCGTCGTCTGCTTTGGCGCAGGGCTGTTAGGCCACTTTCACTGGCCTGTTGTTCAAATGCTCGCAGTTGATCTGCTGTGCCTTGTGTTTCAACATACCTAGTGATGGGTTCACGCACAGGCATAATCATCATCATACCGTTTTTGTGCATATTGGCATCCATAATCCAACGCTCTAGAATAAAGTGTGGATCATTCATTTCGTTCACAACTTGGCTGACCATATTTGATGCTTGTCTTGCAGCCTCTTCATCGTCAGTACCATCAGCCACAAATTCAAAGTTGACTTCACCGTTGGGGATTAGGCCTTTGGAGATTACTGCGGTAGCGTAATCCACTACTGGTTTCACACTGGGGTGAATATAATCTATGCCGTTTACAGGCGCAGTAGAATCAGTGACAGCAAGGCACAGATAATGATAATCGCTTGCTCTATTGATAGCATTCTTGGTTCCTAGGTAGCGTAGATATGAAGCCATCTTCACATCCATTAGATTCTTCATACGCACAAAGTTGGCGTTTTGCTTTTTGTTTTGGTTAATGTCATTAACGGGAATATTTTTTATGTCCAGCACGGTGGGTTTCCTAATCTGTTGTGTTATTTAGCGGGTGGGCTAAAGACCCCAGTCAATGCAGGATAATCTTGGGACGATGCACTTCTGCCAAGTGACAAGCCTGACACGCCACAGGTTCATCGTCTGGGGGCATTTCGTATATTTCTACAGGGATAGCGGCTGCGTCGCAGGTGTGCCGCATTGCCATCATATGTGCTAGACACAGCATTGTGGCACCTTGATCCGCTACCACTATTAGATGTGTGGCGCGGGGTACCTCACGCCAGGCTTGTGAGTATTCGTCCGTGGTTTTCATATTATCCTTGTGCGTTGTAGGCTTTCTTCCAGGCGGGTTTTGATGAGTCATCACGCTGAACATATCTACCACGCTGTGCGGCCATACGCTGTTGTGGGCTCTTGTTGTCCCAGGGTTCGCAAATGCCCTGCAAGCAAGCCAGGAGTGCATAACGAGCACTATCAATGCAATCATCAGGATCACTGAATCGGCCCTGTTGGTCCACATAGTAGTTGGATGCTTCCCTCAAGAAGTCCACACAGTTCTCGTTCACCATTAAACTGCCCACTTCCAACATTTGTCGCATCTGGTTGATACCGTAGGACTTGTGGTTGGTCACTCGACCTTGTGGGTCAGGTGGATTCATAATGGCGCCGCTTATGACATTGAGTTCGTATTGTTCGAAGAGTTCTCGGATACTTGTGCTCGACATTGTGTAGCGTCCGGGTGTGGATGCGTCCGCAGGTAGAACAATTGGAGTGCCATAAACCTCTGGTCTCAATAGGTGATTGATATACTGTGTGGGAATTGCTTCCTCAACTCCTTGAACCACTATTTGTTTATGTAGCCAGGCTGACCGTTCATACGGATCCCAATACATCAAACTGATAACTGTTTTGTCATTGACCAAGCCCAGGTCCAAGGCAATCACTCGCTGTATGTTGAGCATTTCCTGAAAGTTGATACTTCCACTTTTGTAGGTTGGCCAGTCACGAAGTTGAAACACAGCACCTTTGCCCATGATAGGCCGCCCTTGCATACGAGCCTCGCGCTCGTGCGGAAGATAATCTCGCTCCAGTTGGCGTCGGGTGGTCGTGAGTAGGAATGGTTCTCCCCATAGGTCGTATTCGGGCACATCATCCCAGGCCACACGAATGTAGTCATAACCCTCTTCGCGATTCCAAAATTTCGATACCAGTCCATTGAGTCCTTTCAAGGGTGTGAAACTGCACAGGATCATGCCCTGTGTGGTTGCTGTTCTTGTGACTATCTCACTGAAGAAAGCATCCGGTGGTTGTTCATCAAACACCGCAAGATCCAGTTTGAAACCCTGCAGTTGTCGCACCTCTTGTGTGTAGTTGGCAAACAACAAATAACTCTTGCCGCCACTTGTGTGTAGCACTTCAATGCCAATGGCGTTGGCACCATCGCCACGCATGGTGTCTATCACAAGGCAATGTCGGGGGATGGCTCCTGTGCCTAATGCATCACGCAGTTTGACATCAGGTGAGCCTAACAGTTCTTGTTGTAGCACCAGGGCCACCTGACTCCAACCTTCACCAGCCACCATACAGGTGATTGGCTTTTTAAATCTATGTCCAGTCCACCAGTCAGGATAGATGCCTGTGAGGTGCATGGCTGTTTCATAACAGGTGCTCACTGTTTTGCCAATTCGGTTGGCTGCTAGTATGCCTCTACGGTCACTCACTGTCTCAAAGAACTTCAACTGATGTTCAAACGGTCTGAAGTATTTGAGTTGGTTGGTGGCCATATCATCCGCCACAGCAATAGCAAGATCACGCAGGCTTTCCTGTGAGTGATAGTCCAGCAAGTGCAGGTTCTCGGGTGTGAGTTGATTTTGATCACACACCCAACGAACCGCCCGACGCATCAACACGCCTGGATCCAGCATTAACGACCGCCGTCAATGGGCCAGAAGTGCCGCACTTGTTCAAGATGCCAAAGGCTGGCGCTGAGTGCGGCAATCTCGTCCGGTTGTGCCACCCAGGTTGAGGGCTGGTTTAACACGGTGTCCTGATCCTTGTTTAGACAATGTTGCAGGCGTTCCATAACCAAGCGCATGGTGTGTTCTAGTTGTCCAGGCAAGCGTTGCACAAAGGCTTCGCGGTTGGCCGCATTGACCTTTTGTAGTATTTTGGTTTCATCAGCACGACGGCTTTCCACAGCGTTGTGAATCATTCCGTCGCGTAGAGTGTTGTCAGAGGTCATTCAGATAAGTCCCAAGGGTTGGCTGCGGCACGCTGGTCTAGACTGATGAAGTCTCGATCAATATAGCGCACCCATTGATTGGAATCATTGTACTTCATGGTCTGCATCATGGCTTTGAGTCTGCGACCCACAGGTGTGAGTGTGCCATCATCGCGTTGTACAATTTGTTCACCTGTGCGTGGATCCACCCACCGGATGATCTCGGGTCTCATGCGACCAAACTTGTCAATCTTTTCACCAGTGGGCTTGGGTTCAATTGGTCCCAGCACTTCATAGGTGATAACACCATTCTTGTACTTGCGGAAGGTGCAATGCATCTTGACACCTCTAGCGTGATAGTCCGGATCCGAGTGTGGCACAAAGGCTGTGAAGAATTCATTTTGCAGGTCTTCACGGGCCGGGATGGCTGGATCTCTTGGGGGCAGAGTCTTCATTGGCTCTTCAGGAACCATATCCGCTTTGTCCAGGTAAGGATTGCCTTCACCAATGAACCGGGGATCAACTGCTGTGCCATTCAGCACATCCATTGCCACTTGGTACTTGAGTTTGTTGGCACGACCTTTGAGGCTGAGCACCACGCCGGTCTGATCAAACACAAAGCGTTCTAGTTCAGTGGCTGTGGGGAAGTCAGTTTGTAAACCGTCAATGTCGTATTCAGGTGACGCTGGCAGGACAGGTGCTGATGCCTGTGGCTTGACAGATTTCTTGGGGGTGGGTTTTTTATCTTCTGTGACGGTGTCGTCCCAGATATTGCCTTCAGGCACAGGAGTGGCTTTGTTCATATCATTTCCTTTTTCTAAACAAATCAAAAACTTGAGCACACCCTGCGTGTGCCCAAGTGGTGGTTAATTAATAACCGGAAGTAGCGCCCAGTGCGCCTTTTCTAGCGCCACCAGATTTCTGTTTGGCAGCGTTGCCTCGGGTAGGTCCACGACCAACATTGGTATTGGTGTGTAGGCCTTCCACAGTTCGGTCACGGAAGCCTTCCATGCCACGACCACGAGCCGCAACAGCGCCTGTGATCATGTTGGCCAATTCACTTTTCTCTGAACCAGACTTGGCTTTCTCGGCCATGAAGTCTGCTCGCTTGGTGCCAGGGTTCTCATTGCCTGTGGTTGGACCACGCTTGACATTGATAGTTTTGGCTTCGGGATTCTTTGTTGATATTCTTGCCATGATGTTTCCTTATCTATATTGTGTCACGCCAGGAGTCACATACACATTGCCTGTGCCAGAATGGCCTGCGGCTGAAATGTACAAGGGACCTGTGCGGTATGTGGAATCAATTGCCAACATGGCGTAACCGTATGGTGGAATGATTACTCCAATGCCATTGGCACCTGATGTGGGCACTGAAGCATTGGTGTTGTTTGAGTCAAAACTGTAGTTCACTGCCACAATGTTGGCAGCATCTTCGTTCACACAATACAACACATTGGGCATGCCGTATTCATTGTTGCTCATTGTGATTGATGTGTCGGTTGAATCATCAGTGTAGTAAATCACTGCTGATGGACCTTGAGGAATGAATGGTATCATGTGCTAATCCTTAATACTGGCTCTTGGGGCCAAAGTTGAAGTTTGAATCACCACGGGCTGTGTTTGGTGTCCGACCAGCAGTCTCACGGTTGCTTGAACCGCCACCAGATTGGCCAATGCGAATCTTGTCTGGGTTGCCAGCATAGTTCTGACCCATCTTGGGATCCCAGGCACGGGTGCCACCAGGTGTGCGAACTTGTGCGCCACCGTTGATGTAATCTGGGTTCTTGATTTTCACACTGGCTGGTAGGCTGTCAGTTGGTGCGGCACGGAATGAGTCCTTGGTCACACTCTTGGTTGCACCGGGTTGGCCTGGAGCACCACAGCCCATGTTGCCCCGGGTAGGACCACGGCCCATGTTGACTTCACGACCAGCATTCATGTGTCCTGACCATGTGTTGGTCTGGTACTTTGAACTCTTGCTGGGAGCCATTGACTCCATGCCGTCAAAGTTCATGTTGGTGTCGGATTGTGTTGAACGGTTTTTCATTTGGTTTTTCCTTTAGACATAGAGTCCTTTTTCATTGTGGCTGAAATCTTTTCACCCATCTTCTTTTTCTTACCTGCCACAGCGTAGGCAATGGCCACTGCTTGCTTGACTGGTTTGCCTGCGGCAACTTCAGTCCGGATGTTCTTTTGGAACGCCTTGGGTGATTTTGATTTGTCTAATGGCATTGTGTTTTCCTCTATGTTATTTATGTGCTCTTGGCTATACCAGCGATTTGGGCTATGGCTTCTGCAAAAGCCCGTTGCTTCTGTGCCACCACATCATCTGTTTCCACTGTTGTGACTTCTGATTTGTCGGCCAGCATCTTGTTCATGAACGCCTTGTCGTAGTCACGCACACCGTTCCAGTCCGAACGACCAATGGCCAAAGCATAGTTGTGGGCTAACAGTTCACCATAGGTTCTGCCAGTCTCCAGTTCAATGTTCAGCATCAAGTCTTCTAGTCGGACCTTGGTGCCTGAACCTTTTGGTCTACCCGAGCCAGGTCGAGCACCACCACGGCTGGGTGCCTTCTTTCTAGCGGGTTTTATTGATTTCTTTTCCGTTGTCAT